CGTGTTCTGATACACGAGTTGTGTAAATGTTTTAAAATCTAATCCAAGTAAATCTTGGACTGTTTTATATGTATTTGTAGCTGTGTGGCTAGAAATATCATCACCGTTCTTATAGAGTTTACACTTTATACTTGCTTTACGAGTTACATCAATCTCGTACTCATTTTCGTCTACTGAGAAAACTATGTTAATCCAGTAACCTTCATTTACAAATCTGTTTTGTATTTCCTGTTTCTTTATCCCTTTCGAGTTCTTGTTGAATAAGACCTCTTCGATAATAAGTGGAATGGAAGACTTACCTTGTCCATTAGTCCCAACGAGTTGGGTAAGGTTGCTGTCATGAAGATTAAGAGAATTGTCTTTGCCATAACTAAAGCAATTATCCCAGCGTAGCGTCTTTAGAGTAATCATTAAACACCCCCATAATTTGTTTTATTCTATCATCTGTTAAATTAAGTATCGCACTCATGTACTCTACTAGTTCTTCCTCCATAGTCAAATCCTTTAGATTAAGAGTAGCCTCTGAACTTCGTTTAACAACTTTCTTGTCAAGAAGCTCAGAGTTTTTAATATTAGCTAAATCTGCTACGTCTCCTTCAATCTCATAAATGGTGTGATGAAATTCTGAGGCTATCATATCGTCTGGGTTACTAACAGTTCTGCGAAGAAGCTGTGGTAAATCAAACTCATGCCACGTCCAGTCATACAAGTTATCAATCATAAGATACCCTGTTTTGACTACTTCTCTGTGAAAAGATGTAGTCATAGGAGAGCCTGGATAAACAATGTTTCTCTGCGTATTGGAGTGGCTGTGTAGGTCACCCGCGTATACTACAGGAAAGGCATTGAATCTCTCAAGGTCTACCTCAGGAGTTACATGAGGAGGTATCTCACCCCTCACATGCGTGTATAAAGGTTTGTTAGGATTGCATTTCTCTATAGCACCTTTCTTGTGCAAGTCTGCATAGGGTAATATTGTACCCCACGTATACTCTGTAGTTTCATCTACAATCTCAACTAGAGGATTTACATCAGACGTGGCTCTCTTTAGGTTAGTAAAGAAAGTTTTATTCTTTTTGGTAGCTTCATGGTTACCATCATAGATGATAGTAGGAATTTTAATATCTTTAATAAAATCAAAGTATACTGTTATTTCGTCCATTGAAGGCACTCGGTCAAATAAGTCTCCGCCTATAATGTGTAGGTTTACGTCCTTCTCTAATTCATGTACTGTCTCAAAGAATAAGTCGTATCTTGCACAAGCCCAAGGCATGGGTACATTCTTTTGTCCCAACTTAAGATGCCAATCTGCTGTAAATAAAATCATGCTAGGAAATTGAGAACTCAGAGTCTACATCAGAAGGAGCTTCAGCTCCATCAGCGGGTTGAGTTACTCTTTGCAGTAGCTCTAATTGAGCGTCTGCTGTTGGTCTAGCAAGAACGTCGTCCATTGAACGCAAGTCAGCAATAGAAGCTGTCTCTTTCTCATTCAAAGGTCTAGGTTTGCACTTAAGTGCTTGAAGCCTGTACTCTACATTGAAAGCCATAGGCCCAGTCTTAACTCTTTGGAAGAAAACGTCCCAACCTGTTTCAGGGTCAGTAGGATCGCCTAAATCTTCTGCGGCAACCATGATTTGTTCCATGAGTTTCTTTTTTAGATTAACAACTTTAACATTGCCATCTGTTGGATCGATAGCTTGAATAGCGTATGCCCAACCACATTTTAAGTCAGGAAAGAAAGACCTTACGTGGTCTGTGTCCTTGTTATTAAATGTTTCTGTGTTACGGTCGAAAGCAAGACATTCCATAGGAATATTTTTGCCGTTCTCACCTTTGATCCAGTAAACATACCTCGGAAGTATGTCGCCTACTAGTCTGAAGACGTTGTCTCCTTCTTTGTAAGTGTACTGATCTATTGAGGATTTTTTTGCACTCCCCTGTGCTTCTCCGAATTTTAATGCCATTTTATGTTCTCCATTTAGCGTTATCTTCAAATAAAAAGTGTACTAGACCATTCTCTATTCGAAGCAATCTGTTGCGATTTACTGTTGTTGTGTCGACAGGAAGATGCATCAACTCTAGTGTTGTCTCACCTGTCTTATTATAATTGAAATAATTACGGTACGAAGCTATTGCAATATACTCTGCAGCTTCTTTGTTACTATAATTCTTTCGCTCAGCCAAAAGCTGTCTCGGATTTAACAGAAAGCTGTTCCCGAGAAAACTTTTCCCAAAATACTTGTAAGTTTTGTCTTTACGACTGGCTGGAATTCTCTTGTAAGTCAAGAGGTGGATAATAGTGAGAATTGAAACACTATCGCCTTTCGTTTCTCTATATATCTTTTCCCAATTATATTTTATCATATATTATAACAAATTTTGAAACTGTTGTCAAG